CTATTTTTCCACTACAACTTTGGTGGTAAGAATATTCTATCACCTCAGACACATGGTGAGGCAGACCCATTAGTGGAGTTCGCTGACCAATTGAAATCAACTGGTGATAGAAACGATTGGAATCTTTCAAAACAACTTACACCAAAAATGAGAACTTATGTTCCCGTATTGGTAAGAGGTGAAGAATCCGAAGGTGTTAAGTTTTGGGGATTTGGTAAAACTGTATATCAAGAACTTCTTGCTTTCTTTGCAGACCCTGATTATGGTGATTTAACAGACCCAACTAATGGTATAGATATCACTGTTGAGTTTAAAACCGCAAAAGAATTAGGAAAGAACTATCCTGAAACTTACATCAGAGTTAAACCAAACCAAACTCCTATCACCGAAGATAAGAATGTATTGGAAAACATCAAAGACCAAATTGAACTTCCAAATATGTTCAAAAAGTACACTTACGATGATATGAAAGGTTTGTTGGAAACTTGGATGGAAACTGGACAAGTTGGTGAGGAAACTAAGGAAGAAGAAACTCAACCTACTCAAACAACTACAGAAGCAGCTCCTCAACCGGCAGCAGCATCCACAACTGATGTGAAAGACGCATTTGAAGATTTATTTAACAATTAATATTTAAGTTACTATGGCTAAAACAAATCGTGATGAATTATCATCGATTTTAGCAGATAACCTGAACAAAAAGTTCAAAGGGCAATCGAAAGTAGCTTACTTCCTTGATGGCTCCGAGCAGACACCCACCGATTTAACCGAGTGGGTGTCTACTGGAGATGATATGCTAGATTTAGCAATATCTAATCGACCAAATGGTGGATTTCCTGTAGGTAGAATTGTTGAGGTTACGGGACTAGAAGCGAGTGGTAAATCTCTCTTATCAGCACATACATTAGCTAACACTCAGAAAAAAGGTGGGTTAGCAGTGTACATTGATACAGAGAATGCAATTAATCAAGAATTCTTAGAAGCATTGGGTGTTGATACTCAGAAGTTACTCTACGTTCCATTGGAAACTGTAGAAGATATCTTCGATGCTATGGATTCTATTATCGAATCTATCCGTAAATCAGATAAGGATAGATTAGTAACCATTGTGGTTGATTCAGTAGCAGCAGCTACTACAAAGGTAGAGTTATCTGCTGATTATGACCAAGCGGGTTACGCAACTCAGAAAGCAATCATTATCTCAAAGGCGATGAGAAAGATTACAAATCTCATTGGTAGAGAACGGATTTTGGTTGTATTTACAAATCAACTTAGAGTTAGAATGGGTGTATCATTTGGAGACCCTTATACTACATCGGGTGGTAAAGCATTAGGTTTCCACGCATCTTGTAGATTGAGAATGAAACAAATGGGTAAACTCAATTCTAAAGTTGGGGGTGTAGACCAAACTGTTGGTATTAAGACTAGAGTTCAAGTCATTAAGAACAGAATGGGGCCACCGCTAAGAGCAGTTGATTTTGAAATCTATTTTGATAGAGGTATTGATAGATATGGTTCGTGGTTAAATACTATGAAAACATATAAGTTAGTACAGACAAGTGGAGCATGGTATACTTGGGTTGATGAATCAACTGGAGAGGAAGTTAAGTTCCAAGCCAAAAACTTCACAAAACTATTGGAAGATAGACCAGAGGTAAAAGAACAAATGTATAACCAAATCTGTGATGCATATATCTTAGGATACAAAGAAGCATCCGAAGCAGCAAATACAGATTCAACAGAGCTAGATGATACAAACGAAATCTAATTACAAAGAAATGTTAAAAAACTTATCTAAATCATCCGTTGGTGATGTTAATGATAAGGTAATGATTGTAGATGGATTAAATTTGTTCATCAGATGCTTTGGAGCAGTTCCAACTCTGAATGATGATGGAGAACACGTCGGGGGATTAACAGGTTGTCTGTTATCCCTCGGCGCTCTTATCCGTAAAAACAAACCAACGAGAGTTTTGGTAGTGTTTGATGGTAAGGGGGGTTCACATCGTAGAAAAAAAATGTATAGTGGTTACAAAGAAGGTAGAACAGGTCTAACTAAAGTAAATAGATTGGTTGGTTATGAAGATTTGGAAGACCAAGCAGAATCTATGAAACGAAACTTTAATCTTTTGATTAAGTATTTAGAGTTCCTACCTGTTGATTTGTGTTATATTGACCACATTGAAGCAGATGATATTATGGCATATGCTGCCAGACACATTTTTGAAAAAGAAGTTATGATAATTTCCTCTGATAAAGATTTCTTACAATTGGTAGATGATAGAATCTCAGTATATTTACCAACTAAGAAGAAATGGATGCATAAAGAGGATGTAAAAGAGTTGTATGGTGTTCCATCACACAACTTAGTTTATTACAGAATATTCGATGGTGATAAATCCGATAATATTCCTGGCGTAAGGGGTATCGGACCAAAAACCTTAGTAAATAAATTAGATTTTCTTCAATCGGATGAACTTACATTAGATACCCTATTTGAAAAGGTATCTCAAATGGATGATGAGAAACTGAAAAACAAAATATTAGAGAATACTGATACTTTGAGGTTAAATTACGATTTAATGCAGTTATCTAATCCAATAATGGGTTCAGCGATTACATCAAATGTACGAAATATCATTGATTCACCAATCAACGGATTAAATTCTTTTGGATTCAAAAAAGAGTTTATGGTTGATAAACTTTACACTGCGTTTAAGAATGTAGAAACGTGGTTGGTAAATACTTGGGGTGATTTGGATAAATACTCCAAACAAACCAGAAAATAATTTGGTAGTTACAATAATAATTCGTATATTTGAATCATATGGATAAATTCGGAAACAAATTCGGAACATCGTTTCAGTTAAAGATAATATCTTGCTTGTTGACAGATAGAATATTTCTTCAACAAGTATATGATATTTTAAAACCTGAGATGTTTGATTCAGATGCTAATGAGTGGTTAGTTACTAAAACTATGGCTCACTTTGATTCTTACTCATCTTTACCTACCTTAGATGTGTTTAAAAATGAAGTAGATAAGGTTGAGAGGGATGTTCTTAAACAATCCATTATAGACAATTTAAAGCAGGTTTGGAACTTCTTAGAATCTGAGGATTTGAGTTATGTAAAAGAACAAACTTTAGAGTTCTGTAAGAATCAAACATTTAAGAACGCAATCTTAGAATCGGTTGATTTATTAAATGATGGTAAATTCGATGTAATTAAATCGAAGATTGATAATGCTATGAAAGCAGGACAAGATACCGATATTGGACATGAATATAAAGAATCTATTATTGAACGATATGAAGCTACGGTTAGAGATGTTATCCCATCAGGTTGGGATGTTATTGATGAATTGGTAGATGGTGGATTTGGTAAAGGTGAACTAATAATGTTCGCAGCACCTCCTGGCATCGGTAAATCTTGGGCTTTAGTAAATGTTGGTATGGCTGCCGCTAAGAAAGGTAAAACTGTAGTCCATTATACCTTAGAACTTAATGAAGGTTATGTTGGACAACGATATGATGCAGTATTGACTGGAATCGCAGTTCCAAATCTTAAATTTAACATTGAGGATGTTAAAAATCAAGTTGGTGGGTTGAATGGTGATATTATCGTTAAACATTGGCCTACTAAATCTGCTGGATTGAATACTATGAGAGCATCTTTGGATAAACTAAAGTTGCAAGGTAAGAATCCTGATGTGATTATTGTAGATTACGCTGATTTGTTAAAAGGTAATAGTAGAAAAGAACGACACGAAGAATTAGAAGAAATCGTAGAAGGATTACGAGGTATTGCAGGTGAATATGAGTGTCCGTTATTTACAGCATCACAAATTAATCGTAGTGGAGCTGAAGATGATATTATTACTGGTACTAAAATCGCTGGTTCATTTTCAAAACTAATGACAGCTGATTTTGTAGTATCACTCAGTAGAAAGATTGAAGATAAATTAGCAGGTACAGGCCGTTGGCATGTAATAAAAAACAGATTTGGACCAGATGGAATGACTTTACCTTCAAAAGCAAATATGAGTAATGGTAGAATTAACATTTACTCAGATGATTCCATTGATGGTAAAAAAACCCAAAGTGATATGAACAAAGGGGAGAGTTTAGTAAGAAAAAATTTGTTACAAAAATATAACGAAATGAACTCAGATATTGGTTTCTAACCCATATATATTATCACCGAAACAAAATTAATTTAATAAAAAAGAAGATACAAAAATGACACAATTATTCACAGAACGCATACCATTTAAACCATTTGAATACCCAATCTATTATACAGAAGGTTGGTTGAAACAAGCCCAAGCATTTTGGTTACATACCGAAATCCCAATGCAGGGTGATTTAAAAGATTGGAACGAAAATCTTAATGAATCAGAAAAACATTTGGTTGGTAATATCCTTTTAGGATTCGCTCAAACTGAATGTGCCGTATCTGATTATTGGACTACTATGGTTACAAAGTGGTTTCCAAAGCACGAAATTAAACAAATGGCTATGATGTTTGGTTCGCAAGAAACTATTCACGCAACCGCTTACTCATACTTAAACGAATCTTTGGGATTAGAAGATTTCGAAGCTTTCCTACACGAACCTGCAATCGCAGAAAAGTTTGAATATCTAACCGCTACTTCAGCAGATTGGACACATGAGGATTTACAAACGAATCCTAAAGCAAGAAAAGAAGTAGCCCGTTCATTAGCTATATTCTCAGCTTTTGCAGAAGGTGTATCTCTATATAGTTCCTTTGCAGTCCTGTATTCTTTTCAGATGAGAAATCTTCTGAAAGGAATCGGACAGCAGATGAAATGGAGTGTAAGAGATGAATCACTTCACTCAAAAATGGGATGTCAATTATTCAGACATATGTGTGATGAATATCCTGAACTTTATGAAGAAGTAAAGGATGATGTTATTCAAGCAGCTAAATATATGGTTGAAATGGAACACAAATTCATCGATAAAATGTTTGAGATGGGTGATTTGGAAAATATGAAAGCAAATGATTTAAAACACTTCATATCTAAAAGAGGTAATGAAAAATTAAAAGAGTTAGGATATGAAGGTGTATTTGAGTGGAACGATAAGAAAGCATCTAATTTAGATTGGTTCTACCATCTTACAGGTGGAACAACACATACAGATTTCTTCGCAGTAAGACCTACAGATTATTCTAAAGCAGGTGAAGGTGAAGATTTCAACGATATTTGGTAAAATAAAAAAGTTACGATATGAAAGATAATACAAAAGAACGAACTCTTAATGAGATTCGGCAGACGAAAGATTCTGTATATAAACACCCATGGGAAACCGATGTGGTAACTACATTTGATGGCTTAATCAACAAAGTTATTGGTTGGGCTGATGATAAAGGTATCTTAGTTAAAGATAACGCCCCAAAACAAATGTTGAAAGTTTTGGAAGAAGTTGGTGAAACATCTGGCGCACTTCTTAAAGATAACAGAGATGAAATTGTAGATGGTATTGGTGATTCCTTTGTTACATTGATTATTCTATCAATGCAATTAGGTTTACACCCATCAGAGTGTTTGGAAGCAGCATGGAACGAAATCAAAGATAGAAAAGGTAAAACAGAAAATGGGGTGTTTATAAAAGAATGAAAAACTACGGCGCCGAATTAGGATGGGAAATAGACGTAGATTTTCCTTCTTGGGCTAACACAGAAATCTACGTTAAGACAATATCAAAAGGATACTTACTAGATGGTGAAAAACCAAAAGATGCTTATTGGAGAGTAGCAACAACTGCTGCTCGAAGATTAGGTAAACCACAAATGGCAACTAAATTCTTCGATTACATTTGGAAGGGTTGGTTGAACTTAGCAACTCCTGTTTTATCAAACACTGGTACTGATAGAGGATTACCTATCAGTTGTTTTGGTATTGATGTTGGTGATTCTATCCAAGAGATTGGTACTAAGAACTTAGAAATGATGTTACTTGCCAAACATGGTGGTGGTGTAGGTGTTGGTTTAAATATGATTAGACCAGCAGGTTCTACGATTACACAAAATGGTACATCAGATGGTGTTGTTCCATTCGCTAAGATTTATGATTCTACAATCCTTGCTACCAATCAAGGTTCTGTTAGAAGGGGAGCCGCATCTGTAAATTTGAACATAGACCACGATGATTTTGATGAGTGGATTGAAATCAGAGAACCTAAAGGTGATGTAAACAGACAATGTTTGAATTTACATCAATGTGTGGTTGTTGGTGATAAGTTTATGAGAAGATTAGAAGATGGTGATGCAGAAGCTCGTAGAAAATGGGGTAAGGTACTTCAAAAGAGAAAAGCAACTGGTGAACCATATGTAATGTTCAAAGGTAACATCAACAAACAAAATCCTGATATGTACAAAAACAATGGATTGAAAGTTCATATGACTAATATATGTTCTGAAATCACATTACATACAGATGAATCACACTCATTCGTTTGTTGTTTATCATCATTGAACTTATCAAAGTACGATGAGTGGAAACACACCGATTTGATTTACACTGCAACTTGGTTCTTAGATGGTATCTTATCTGAGTTCTTACAAAGAGCTAAGAATATGAGAGGATTCGAAAACGCAGTTCGTTCAGCAGAAAAAGGTAGAGCATTAGGATTGGGTGTTTTAGGATGGCACACTTACTTACAACAAAAAGGTATTCCATTTGATTCACTTCCAGCTCAATTCGAAACTCGTAGAATTTTCTCACAATTAAAGATAGAATCGGAAAGAGCAAGTAGAGATATGGCATCTGAATTAGGTGAACCACTTTGGTGTAAAGATAGTGGATTCAGAAACACTCACCTAAGAGCAGTTGCTCCAACTGTATCCAACTCTAAGTTGGCAGGTAACGTATCACCAGGCATCGAGCCGTGGGCAGCGAATGTATTTACGGAACAAACATCAAAAGGTACATTCATTAGAAAAAATAGAGAATTAGAAAAAGCACTTAGAAAAGCAGGTATCAACAACAAAGAAACTTGGGATAAAATCTTAGCCGATGGTGGTTCTGTACAAGATATCAAAGAATTAGATAATTGGGTATATTGTGATGGAAAACTAACTGAAGTTAATGGTGATGTAGATACTACTAAGTGTGATAAGGTAAAAGATGTATTTAAAACATTCAAAGAGATTAATCAATTAGAGTTGGTTAGACAGGCTGGTGTTAGACAACAATACATCGACCAATCAGTTTCATTGAATTTGGCATTCCCATCGGTAGCAACTCCGAAGTGGATGAATCAGGTTCACTTAGAAGCGTGGAAGCA